ATGGTTTTATGTTGTTGAGCCAATGCTTTCGCAACTTGCTCAAATGCCTTAAGAGTAACCTTAGTAACTTCAACCTCTACTTTTTCAGTATCTGTAGGATTTACAGCTTTCAAGTCATCTCTAAATTCACCCCATTTATCTTTAATGTTGGTGTCTAGATTTCTCATAAAACCTAAAGGTTTTTTATCACTTCTAAAATAGGCCGATACGTCCGCGTTGTACTCTTTTTTCAAGGTTGTTTTATCCTTCATACAATCCTCAATTTTGAAATTGTAAGTTTTATCTCCAATTTTAACCTTAGTAAGACTAATTTTATTTTTAGCTAAAAATTTCAAAATAAAACCTAAATACAATTTTTCGTGGATTTTAGGAAACGCGGTTTTAACTTGTCCAAATGTAGAGCAATTTTTCAATTTTGGCTCAAAATCATCAAGCTGTTTCGCTTGTGCTATTTCCTGTGCCTTTATGTCTTGCCCTTGTTCATTCAAGTCAAACCATTTTCCAATGATACTAACTATGTCTATAGCTTTATTTACTTTCATTTTAAATACCTCATTTTAAGTTTAAATTATTGTAGTACATATCACTACAATTCCTACTGTGGTAAAATTTCTACTACAGTTATAATCATGGTAACATGAAAATTATAAATATGTAAAGTACTATATGGCTTTTATTAAACTTTAGTCATATCAATAACTTATGAGCTATTTTTGTAGTGGAATCACTACAATTTCCAAATGAAATCCAAAATCGAAAACTATCAGTATATTAGAGTATTCTAATATACCCACTCCCCCCCAATCCCCCCAAAATATTGTTGTGTATGCACTATGTATATACATAGTAATTTACACGAATAATTGGCAAAATATGTAAAGCCAAAGACCTACCCTTGCTATATGTAAAGTAGCCCCCTATGAAATAAAAAGGCGAGTGCAAAAAAATTTTCTGCAAAATTTTGAAAAACCAAGGGGCAAAAAAACCCCCAGCAAGTGTGGGGGAAAAGAAAAGTAACGACACTTAATTAAACTTTAACCCGAGGGGAGTAAAAAATCGTTACTATGTGAAAACTGATGTAGGCCGAATCTTGTACTTTCACCACTCTCTAACTATTAATAATTAATCAAAACGACCTACTACATATAAACTATACATGATTTTAGTGCCAAGTCTAGCCCACTCCGACCATTATTAAAAACAGTTGGACTTTTTACTTGTTCTTATTTCCCACAAGAACAAGCGTAGGTTTAGAACTTTCTTTTGCTTCGGGAGGACAGAAAGATTCTAAAAATTCCTCTCCTGACAAAAATTGTTTTATTATCCTTAAATTCTTCAATATATCGTTTGGATGCACTTCAATATGAGTTACGCCATCTATATTAGTGTGAATGACCTGAGCCTCCGCTTCAGCTAGAAGTCCTTTGGTGTATAAAGCATAGTATGCGTTCTCAAATTTTTTCTTAACAGAACGAGGCAATCCCATATAGTAATATATGAATTGGTCTTGGTCTTCTTGAGTTTCTACATCAAATATGTTTAAATGTAAAACTCCGTCTCTAGTTAGGTTCATCTCCATAAAAACCTCTCAAGTTTCGTTGTATTAAAAATAATTATATATTATACTTTTAGTAAGTAAAGTAAGCTGCAATTAATGTACATGGGTGTAAACAGCGACACATGAAGACAGAAAACACTCCCGAAAACCAAGTAGTGATGGTTCCTAACATAGAGGACGATGTTGCTCTCCCAAAAAATGCTCGTGAAGCTTTACCCGATATGTCCCCTGAGCAAGAACTTACTATGAGGTCAAACACTGTCAAGCTACTATCTGACTTGGCGGGTGAAAGTATACAACCATCACAAGAAAATATGGAAGAGGCAGAAGAAGTTGCCAAGCAGATGATGGTGAATCCTGAATTGAAGCCAGACTTTGGTACTTACCCAAATGAAACCATAGCTTATCTTGCTGGTATGGTGGCACAGACTAGCCATATGGTAGCTAAAGACCTTGCCGATATAAAATTATCAGTTGTAAATGGACTACTGCAAGAGGCAACTCTAGCAAAATCATCAAGAGAACGTATTGCTGCATGGAAAGCTATAGGTGAAGTGGACGGAGTTGACGCATTTAAGAAAAAAACTGAGGTAACACATATCAATAAGTCTGGTGAAGAGCTAGAAAAAGAGCTTAAAAAGACGATTGATGAACTAAAAGGTAAAATTATACATACTAAAGAGGTCATTGAAGTACAAGACGTGGAGTTTGAGGATGATTAGTCCTAGAGATTTAGAATTATTAGAACAAGCCCTACCTCAAATGAGTGAATCAGAGCGACAACGCAACTTAAAACTACTACAAGCTTATAAAAAAGAGCTAGTTAAACAAGCTGGTGGTAAAACTTTCTTAGAATTTATTAAACATGTCTATCCAGACTACAAAGTAGGAGCACATCATGCAAAACTTGCTAAATTATTTGAAGAAATTGCAGACGGAAAACGCAAAAGAGTTATTGTCAACATCGCACCACGTCATGGGAAGAGTGAGCTCATATCTTATCTCGCTCCTGCGTGGTTTTTGGGAAAACACCCAGCCAAAAAGGTCATCATGGCTTCGCACACTGCGGATTTGGCTGTCAACTTTGGTCGTAGAGTTAGAAATCTGGTTGGTTCGGACTCGTACCAAGACATATTCCCAGATGTATCACTACAGGCGGATTCTAAGTCAGCGTCCAGGTGGGGTACGAACTTTAATGGCGAGTATTTTGCTATTGGTGTGGGCGGTGCTTTGGCTGGTCGTGGAGCCGACCTATTTATTATTGACGACCCTCACTCGGAGCAAGACGCTAAGTTAGGAAAGCCAGATGTTTTTCTACCAGCATGGGAATGGTTTCAATCAGGGCCACTACAACGTCTAATGCCAGGTGGTGCTATTATTGTGGTAATGACTCGTTGGTCAAAACTTGACCTAACAGGACAGATTGTAGACCAAATGATAAAAAATGATGAGGTAGACGACTGGGAAGTGGTAGAGTTTCCAGCGATACTAGAGAAAAAAGGAGAAGAAGTAGCTTTGTGGCCTGAGTTCTGGCCAATAGAAGAATTACAATCTAGACGTGCTGCTTTAGATATAAGATATTGGAACGCACAGTACCTACAAAACCCTACATCAGAAGAGGGTGCTTTGATAAAACGTGAGTGGTGGAATGTGTGGGAAGAAGAAAGGCCTCCCGCTTGTGAATTTATTATAATGACACTTGATGCCGCTCAAGAAAAAAACAACCGTGCTGATTATAATGCTCTAACCACATGGGGTGTTTTTATGAACGAAGAAACTAATAACTATAATATTATGTTACTAGATGCAATCAAACAAAGACTTGAGTTTCCAGAACTTAAAGAGTTATGCATTGAAGAATATAAATCTTGGGAACCAGATGCGTTTGTGGTAGAGAAGAAGTCAAATGGTGCTGCACTTTATCAAGAGTTTAGACGTATGGGCATACCTGTAGGAGAGTTTACACCAGGCAAAGGACAGGATAAAATTAGTCGTGTGAACGCTGTATCTGATTTATTTAGGTCAGGTATAGTATGGGCACCAGATAGAAGATGGGCACACGAGGTAATCGAAGAGTGTAATGATTTTCCATCAGGTGCGAATGATGACCTAGTGGATGCGACAACGCTTGCCTTGATGAGATTCAGGCAGGGCGGATTTATTAGGTTGCCTAGTGACGAAGAAGATGACATTCCTGGTTACAGAAGGTACAATCAAAAACGTCATTATGTTATTTAACAACGGGGATAATTATGTTATACCAATTTATAAGAGATAAAATTAAGTGGCTGAAAAAAACACACGCTAAATATAACTTAATAATAAACATAGTGCTGTTAGTGCTAGTAATCATTTGCTTACTATAGGAAAAAATCATGGCTGATGACAATAATGTCGACAAGGGTTTATATCAAGCTCCTAAAAGTATGGAAGAAATGGCTCAAGGTGAGCCTGATTTAGAAATAGAAATTGTAGACCCAGAAGAAGTTAACATTAGTGTTGACGGCATGGAGATTAACATTGACCCTGACCGCATGGACGATGATGAGTTTTCTGCAAACTTAGCAGAAGAGATGGATGATGACGTACTTGAGGCTTTGGCTAGTGATTTGCTTGACGACTATACGGGAGATGTCAATTCAAGAAAAGACTGGCTAGACACTTATGTTGATGGACTAGACCTTTTAGGTTTAAAGTTGGAGGACAGAAGTGAGCCATGGGAAGGAGCTTGTAATGTTTATCATCCATTACTCACCGAAACACTTGTTAAGTTTCAAGCAGAAACTATGACTGAAACATTCCCTGCAGCGGGACCTGTCAAAACAACTATTATTGGTAAAGAAACAAAAGAGTGTGTAGAAGCTGCTAATCGTGTAAGAGAAAACATGAACTATCAGTTAACTGAAAAAATGACTGAATATAGACCAGAACACGAAAGAATGTTATGGGGTTTGGGTCTTGCAGGTAACGCCTTTAAAAAAGTTTATTATGACCCTAATCTAGAACGTCAAGTATCTATGTACGTTCCAGCTGAAGATATAGTTGTACCGTATGGTGCTTCAGATTTAGAAAGTGCAGAAAGAGTTACTCATGTCATGCGTAAAACAGGAAATGATTTACGTAAATTACAGGTTGCAGGATTTTATCGAGATATAGACTTAGGTGAACCCACATACGATTTAGATGATGTAGAGAAAAAAATAGCTGAGAAGATGGGTTTCAGTGCAACTACTGATAGTAGATTTAAAATATTAGAGATGCATGTAGACCTTAATTTAGAAGGGTACGAAGATAAAGATAAAGATGGTGAAGAGACAGGTATAGCTTTGCCGTATGTAGTAACTATAGAAAAATCCACTAACACGATTTTATCTATTAGAAGAAACTATGACCAAGACGACAATACAAAACAAAAACGACAACATTTTGTGCATTATGGTTACGTCCCTGGTTTTGGCTTTTATCACTTTGGGTTGATTCATTTAATTGGAGCATTTGCAAAATCAGGTACTATGATACTAAGACAGTTAGTAGATGCAGGTACGTTATCTAACTTACCAGGTGGGTTTAAGTCTAGAGGACTAAGAATCAAAGGGGACGATACTCCTATCTCTCCAGCAGAATTTAGAGATGTAGATGTACCATCAGGTAGTATCAGAGATAATATACTACCACTCCCTTACAAAGAGCCAAGTCAAGTTCTTAATCAGTTGATGAATCAAATTATTAATGAAGGTAGAAGATTTGCTAGTGCGGCTGATTTAAAAGTATCTGACATGTCAGCACAAGCTCCTGTTGGAACAACCCTTGCTATTTTAGAAAGAACATTAAAAGTAATGTCTGCGGTACAAAGCCGTATTCATTATGCAATGAAACAAGAGTTTAGATTACTAAAAGATATTATTAGAGATTTTTGTCCACCTGATTACAAATATGAACCTGATACGGGTTCTAGAATGGCAAAACAAAGTGATTATGACAAAGTAGAAATAATACCTGTCAGTGACCCTAACGCTGCAACGATGTCACAAAAAGTAGTTCAGTATCAAGCAGTGATGCAATTAGCACAACAGAATCCAGATTTATATGACATGGTAGAACTTAATCGTCAGATGCTAGATGTATTAGGAGTTAAAAACGCTAACAAGTTAATACCCGACAAGGATGATATAAAAGCGTTAGACCCTGTTTCAGAAAACATGAACATTATTAATGGTAAACCTGTAAAAGCATTTGCTCATCAAGACCATGAGGCACACATCAAAGCTCATTTAGCATTTATAAATGACCCTATAATTAGGGAGATGATAGGACAAAGTCCGAATGCTAATAAGATATTTGCAGCTATGGAAGCACATATTGCAGAGCATATTGCGTTTGCTTATAGAAACAAGATTGAAGAAGAGCTTGGAGCTCCTCTACCTCCACCAGGTGAAGTGCTACCTGATGATGTGGAGATTGAACTATCAAGACTTATTGCTAAATCAGCTGACCAACTACTACAGAAAAATACAGCTGAAGCTAAACAACAAGAGATTGCTAAACAACAGCAAGACCCATTGATACAAATGCAACAACAAGAGCTACAAATTAAACAGATGGAAGCTCAAGCAAAAACTAAGAAAATGACAGACGACTCTGCTCTCGATGCAGCAAGACTTGAGTTAGAGAAAATGAAAATAGAGTCGCAAGAAAGAATCGCTGGTGCTAAACTTGGTGCTGACGCAGTCAATCGACAGAAAGAGCTGGACGCAAAAGAATTTATGGAAGGTACTAAGTTAGGTGCTGAGGCCGTAAAACAACAGCAGGAACGTAATAATACGCAAACTTAAAAACAAAGGAGAGAGAAATGGACGAGCTAATGACCCTTGCTAAACAATTAGGTGAGGAAGAGCAACGCATAAAAGATGATATGGCACAAGGTAGAGCTGAAGAATACGCACAATACATGCACGCATGTGGTATTATTCGAGGCTTTCAAATTGCTCAAGGCCATGTGGCTTCCTTGATAAGAAACAGGGAGGAAGATGATGAGTGATATACAAACCCCAAATAAAGAAATAGTATCTGCATCTGGTGCACCGATGAATACTGCTAAATCAGAGGTAGATGAAACTAAACCTACACAATTACCTGACGTTCAAGGCTACCGCATATTATGTGCTGTGCCTGAAGTAGAGGAAACATATGAAAGTGGGTTGATTAAATCTGATAAAACTAAAAATATTGAAGAGCATTCAACTGTAGTTTTATTTGTACTGAAGTTAGGAGATATGGCTTATAAAGATAAGGAGCGATTCCCTACTGGTCCTTGGTGTAAAGAAGGAGACTTTGTTATTACTAGGGCATATTCTGGAACTCGAATCAAAATTCATGGAAGAGAGTTTCGCATTATTAATGACGACACAGTAGAAGCTGTAGTGGATGACCCACGAGGCTACGAACGTGCATAACATGGAGAACAAAGATGGCGAATATAATCAATGAAATCCCTGAAGAATTAGAGTTAGAGGGAGAGGAAGTTGAGGTAAAGGAGAACGAATCTGAAAAAGTTGCCTCTGAGGAGAAGACAGGTGAGGTAGAAGTGGCTAAAAAAGAAGCCGAACCTGTGCAAGGAGAATTAGATTTTGATATTGAAATCGAGGACGATACTCCTAAAGCCGACAGAAATAGAAAACCTTTACCTGAAGATATTAAACAAGAGCTAGAGGATGATAATTTAGAAGAATATTCTGAAAGAGTAAAAACCAGAATGGCTCAACTTAAGAAAGCTTGGCATGACGAAAGACGTGCTAAAGAAGCTTCTGATAGACGAACACAAGAAGCTGAAAGAATCGCTGCTATGCAAATGCAGGAAAATAAAAAGCTTAAAGAAACACTTTCAACAGGCGAGGAAGATTATATTAAAACTCTTGAGGCGAGATATCAAAGTGATTTAGCCATAGCTCAAAGAGAATATAAAGAAGCTTATGATGCTGGTGATAGTGAAAAGTTAGTAGAAGCTCAAACTAAAATGAATGAAGCTCAAGTTAGATTGACTCAAACTAAAGATAGAGTACCACAATACAGTAAAGAAACTTTACAAGCTGAAGAAAATGCGGTATCGTCAGGACAAGAAACAGTTAGACCACAAGTTCCACAACCAGATGCAAAAGCTCTTGCATGGCAAGAGAAAAACAAATGGTTTGGACAGGACGATGAAATGACTTCATTAGCGTTAGGACTGCATGAAAAATTAGTCAAAAGTGGGGTAGACCCATCTTCTGACCAATATTATCGTAGTATTGATAGTACTATGCAAAAACGATTCCCTGAATATTTTGGGGAGACTGATTCGTTGGAAGAGGCAAAACCTGCCCAACGCAAACCTTCAACTGTAGTTGCTCCAGCAACAAGGTCAACTGGCCCTAAAAAGGTTAGATTGACTAAAACACAGTTAGCTTTAGCAAAGAAATTCAAGCTAACCCCAGAGCAATATGCACGTGAATTAATTAAAACGGAGACCAAAAATGGATAAAGCTAAAAATCGTAAGAGTAGAGAAGCAGTAACTCGTGAAGAAACTGGAGTTCGAAATAAACAGTGGGAACCTCGCTCTACGTTACCAGAAGTCAAGCATGAAGCTGGCTGGGCGTATCGTTGGATTAGAGTTTCACTAGCGAATGAAGCGGATAACATGAATGTGTCTTCCCGTATGCGTGAAGGCTGGGAGCCTGTGAAACATTCAGACCACCCAGAAGTAAATTTACCGACAAACCCTAACTCAAGATTCAAAGACGGTATTGAAGTTGGTGGATTGTTATTATGTAAGATGCCACAGGAAATGGTAGACCAGAGGAATGAATACTTTAAGGAGAAAGCTAGAGCTCAGGAACAGGCTGTAGACAACAGTTTAATGAGACAGAATGACCCTAGAATGCCGTTATTCTCTGAGAAAAAATCTACCACATCTAAAGGCAGAAAATAGTAGATAGGAGATAATATTATGGCAAGCACAGCCGCACCTTATGGGTTTAGACCCGTAAATTTGATTGGTGGACAGCCTTATGCTGGTTCTACTCGTCAAATTAAAATTGCGTCTGGGTATAATACTAACATTTTCAATGGGTCAATCGTTTCTATTGTAGGGGCAGGCACTATTGAAATAGTTACTACAAATGGTGATAACTCTACTGGTTTTCCAGCAGGAACTATCGGTGTGTTTGTAGGATGTACATATACAGACCCAAATACAAATCAACTAACCTTTAGTCAGCATTTTCCAGCTAATACAGCTGCGTCTGATGCGAAGGCTTATGTTGTAGATGACCCTGATGTAGTGTTCCAAGTTCAAGCAGATGCTACAGTTGCTCAAACAGCGTTAGGTTCTAATGCTCACTTAGCAGCCGTTCAGTCTTCTTCGACTGGTTCTACCACAACAGGTAATTCAACCACAGCACTAGATGCAACAGTTAACACTACTGCTGGATTTGCGTTTAGAATTGTCGACTTTGTCGATGGTCCTAAATCTTCCGTAGGAGATGCTTTTACTGATGTGCTAGTTAAGTTTAACCCTGATAGCCACAGCTATCTAAATAAGACTGGTATTTAAGGAGAATAAATCATGGCAATTTCAAGAGCTCAGTTATTAAAAGAGTTGCTCCCAGGCCTTAATGCTTTATTCGGAATGGAATACGAGCGTTATGGGGAAGAGCATAAGGAATTCTACGAAACTGAAACATCAGAACGTAGTTTTGAAGAAGAAACAAAACTAGCTGGTTTTGCTGGAGCCCCTGTGAAAGCAGAAGGTGCCGCAATCGCTTATGACAATGCTCAAGAAGCGTTTACAGCTAGATATAACCACGAAACCATAGCTTTAGGTTTCTCACTAACAGAGGAAGCTGTAGAGGATAACCTTTACGACACTTTATCTGCGAGATACACAAAAGCTTTAGCACGTTCAATGGCTAACACAAAACAAGTGAAAGCTGCTAACGTATTAAACAATGGTTTCCCAGGTGGTCCTACAGGTGGTGATGGTAAAACATTATTCGCTACAGACCATCCGTTAGTGTCAGGTGGCACAAACAACAACTCACAAACAACAGCTGCTGACTTAAATGAGTCATCATTAGAGAACGCAGTTATTCAAATTAGTCAGTGGACTGATGAGAGAGGTTTGTTGATTGCTGCTAAACCACGTAAACTAATCATCCCACCAGCGTTACAATTCGTTGCGACACGTCTATTAGACACTGAGCTAAGAACAGGCACAGCTGATAATGACCTCAACGCATTGAAAAATAACGGTGCAATTCCTGAAGGATATGCAATTAATCATTACTTAACAGATACTGATGCATACTTCTTAACAACAGATGTACCAAATGGTATGAAATACTTTGTAAGAACACCATTAACTACATCTATGGACGGTGACTTCGACACAGGTAATGTTAGATACAAAGCCCGTGAAAGATATTCATTCGGATTCTCCGACCCATTAGGAATGTGGGGCTCACAAGGTGCTTAATAGGCACACTTGAGGGTGTTTAGTTTTTCATAGTTCTAAACACCATTCGAAAGCCCAACATATCTCTCGTTGGGCTTTCTTTTTGCTTTTAATTATTTTTAGAAAGAGTATACTTTATACATCGGGAAACATAGAACTTATCTAACTGCCCCCGAACAGACGCATACACGATAGATAAGTTTTAACTTTGTATGGAGATATAAGATGGCTACATCAACTTTTTCGGGTCCAGTAGTATCCAAAAATGGATTTATTAACACAGGACCAGGTAATGTCGTAGATGCTGATTCAAGCATATCTTTAACAGTCGCTGCACATGCAGGTAAAATTATTCATAATGATGCCGCTGGAGCAGTAACTTACACATTACCAGCATTAAATGCAACAGCAGACGGAGCAAGTTCAGGACCAGGTTCTGACCTTGACAATCTAAATAATATAGGTTCCACTTTTACAATAGTTAGCTCAATAACAAAAACTGGAGACTTAGTGGTTCAAGTTGCAAACGCAAATGACGTTATGACTGGTTCAGCGACAATCGTTGACACAGATACAAATGATAACATGGAAGGATTTGTAACAGCAGCTGCATCAGATACTATTACATTAGATGGAAGCACAACAGGTGGTGTAACACACGCTACAATCACATGTACAGCTATTAGTTCAACTAAATGGAGTGTTTCAGTTATCACAGGTGGTACTGGAAACTTAGCTACACCTTTTAGTGCAGCAGTTAGTTAATAGGAGAAAAATATGAGCAGTAATGGAGAAATATGGGCAGTAACCCCTTCCACAAGTGCTACATACTATAGAGCTGCAGCATCTATATCAGGTGCTGGGGCTCTAACTCTACTCACAGATGACGCAGGTCCCAACGGGGTCGGTTATAAAGTTAGATTTACTTCAGCAGGAGATGACAGCGGGGATACTTTTACCATTGTCGGAATCACTGTGGCTGATGTAATTACAGGAAACTCAACTACAGAAGTCGTTACGGGTGCTGATACTGGAACAGCTGATTCTACTAATTTTTTTGCTAAAATTACAAGTATTACAGCTTCAGGTGGCTCAGCAGGAAACGTAAGCATAGGAACCACTGGGTCCATAGCGTTACCTAGAACTAGACTGAAAGGGTTTTATTATCTAGCTAGTGGTAGTGGAGGTAGTATTAAATTAAATCTAAATAGTACTTCAGGCACAGAATTGTTAAATATAGCGACACCAGCGAGTGCTACTGGCACACAGGATATGTTCCTTCCTGGTCAAGGTATATTAACAACATCTACTGGTAGTAGTGTTAGAGATTTTTCTATAGTTACTATAACTAATGTGACTAACACAGTTTTATTCTGTGGATAGCTAAATATGGCTACTAGAAAAAAAGGAATGGGAATAAAGACTTCGGTTAAGTCTGGTAATTTTAGAAAGACTAAAGCTGGAGCGGGGATGACAAAGAAAGGTGTAGCAGCCTATCGAAGAGCCAACCCTGGTAGTAAATTACAAACAGCAGTAACTGGAAAGGTTAAAAAAGGTTCTAAAGCTGCTAAGAGACGTAAATCATTTTGTGCACGTAGTGCAGGGCAAATGAAGAAGTTTCCAAAGGCGGCTAAGAATCCCAACTCAAGGTTACGTCAAGCTCGTAAGAGATGGAAATGTTAACATGGAAGACAAAGTGCAACAGACTATAGCAGTACATTCGGCAGAGATAGACCATATGAAAAAGGATATAGACCATATCATTGTCAAAGTCGATAAAATGGATAAGTCTGTAGATGATATTAAAGAAACATTAGCAGAGTTAAGAGGCGGTAAAGCCGTTGCAATATGGTTCTTTGGTATATTTGGAGTGATTTTAGGGTCACTTGTAACTTGGTGGGTAGGTAAATAATTTAATATTTAATATAGGAGAAAGGAAAATGGCAGTTGGCGGAAGTAATTTAATGAATTTAAGGGATAAAGCAAAGCTGAAAAGACTTCAAGGTAAATTAGATAGAGCTCAAAGTAGATTAGATAAAGTCAAAGGCGGTGGCGATTCTAATAAAAAGAAAATGTTCACAAAACAAGTCAAAGATTTTAAAAATGATATAAATGCTTTTAAAAAGTCGTTTGGTATGAGCACTAATACAGGACCTCTTAAGATTAGTAACAAAGGTTTGACACCTGCTCGTACATTAGCTAAAGGTGAATCTAAAATTAGTAGAGCTACTATGATGGGAGGTATGCCAGGAGACGCTGGTAACCCACAACCTAAGAAGAGAAAAAGAAGTAAACCTGGTTTTGAGTTTCTTGAAAGAAGAGGTTCAAGACTAGGGCAAATGGCTTATGGTGGTAAAGTTAAAAAGATGAAGCATGGTGGCAAGACTGGTAAATGTCCTCGTGATGGTATAGCTATACGTGGTAAAACAAAAGCAGGAAGAAAAAGAGCATGATGAAATCTAGAGGAATGAGTAGGATAATGAAGCCTATACGCATGAAAAAAGGTGGTAGCACTAAAGATGCTTGTTACCACAAAGTAAAAGCTAGATATAGAGTTTTTCCTAGTGCATATGCTTCAGGTGCCATAGCTAAATGCCGTAAAGTTGGTGCTGCTAACTACGGTAAAGGTGGGAAGAAAAAATAGTGGCTGTCCGTAAGACTAAAAAAGGTCTTGCTTTAAAAAGATGGTTTAAGGAAGACTGGAAAGACGTAAGAACAGGCAAAGCCTGTGGTCGTCAAAAAGGTGAGAAACGTGGTACACCTTATTGTAGACCTAGTAAACGAGTGTCAAGTAAAACTCCTAAGACATCAGGAGAAATGACGGCAGCTCAAAAAAGAAAACGTATTGCTCAAAAGAAAAGACTTGGGCAACCAGCTGGAAAACCGCGTAGAGTACAGGCAGTTAGAAGGAAGAAGAGGAAAACATAATGGCTATTAAAGTAAAAAAAAGAGACCCGTTAACAAAAATGATGGAAAATACGGCCTTAATGAAATACTTAAAGAGTCCAGAAGCTCGAAATAGATTTTTGGCTATACCTGGATTAGAAGTGGATAAAGTTCCTGCTATAAAAAGATTAAGAGAAAAAAGATTAAAGGAAATGCAAGAAACTTATAAAGATAAAAATAGAGTTAGAGATGCAAGAAAAAAATTTGATGAGGATAAAAAGAAAATTAAAAAGAAAGCAGGTGGTAGGGTTAAAAAAGTCAAAGCCCATCGTGGTGATGGTATTGCTAAACGTGGTAGAACAAGAGGAAGGATAGTATAGTGGCAGTATCAGGAACAACAACATTTAATTTAGACTTAAATGGTATTGTAGAAGAAGCATTTGAAAGATGTGGTGCAGAATTACGTACAGGCTATGACTTACGCACGGCTCGTAGAAGTTTAAATTTACTTACTGCAGAATGGTCTAATCGAGGTGTTAATCTTTGGACTATAGAAGAGGCTAGTGTATCTTTAACTGAAGGCACTATAACTTATAATCTTCCAGCTGATACTATTGATTTGCTAGAGCAAGTTATTAGAACAGGCACAGGCACTAATCAACAGGACCTTACTATTAGCAGAATATCAGCAACTAACTATGCAACCATACCTAGTAAAAACCTTACAGGTAGACCTAATCAAGTATGGATAAACAGACAAGCTGCACAACCGAATATAAATGTATGGCCTGCTCCAGAAGACGATAGTTATACATTTGTGTATTGGGCACTTAAAAGAATAGATGATGCAGGTAATGGTGTGAACACCCAAGATATACCATTTAGATTTTTACCGTGTTTGATAGCAGGACTTGCTTATTATTTAAGTTTAAAGATACCTCAAGCAGGTGACAGAATTCAATTCTTAAAAGGAGAATATGAAGAGCAGTGGGCTTTAGCCTCTTCTGAAGATAGAGAAAAAGCCGACCTTAGAATAGTTCCACGTAAACAACATATATAGGAGATAAGAGATGCCAGGAAATAAATTAAAAATGGTGACAAATTCAAAAGGCCAGAGAGTACCTTTTTATGCCGCAGACGGTGTAGGTAAAATGAAAAAAGGTGGTACAGCTAAAAAGAAAAAAACCAAAGCTGAAGCCAATTTCAAACCGCACATGATGTATGATAAAAAGTCAGGTAAAGGTGTAAGAGCAGGAACTTTTAAGAAACATCTAGATTTAAAGAAGAAAGGATATGGACACACTAAACCAAAAGCTAAAAAGAAAATGATGGCTGGTGGTATGGCTAAAAAGAAAATGATGGCTGGTGGTATGGCTAAAAAGAAAATGATGGCTGGTGGCATGGCTAAGAAAAGAATGTATGGCGGGGGCATGACTAAAAAGAGGTAATATATGAGTAGTAAATACGCTTCAGCAAAATATACGATTGCAGAGTGTGATAGGTGTGGTTTTCAATTTAAGTTAAATGAGCTAAAAGACATATTTATAAGAACTACCGAAACAAATATTAAAGTATGTAAAGAGTGTTATGAGCCTGACCATCCACAGAATATGCAAGGTATGTATCCTGTAGATGACCCACAGGCCGTTTTAGACCCTAGACCAGATAGAAATTTAGATGAACAAAGAAATTTTCAGTATGGTTTTAATCCTGTGGGACTTAACAATCCTTTGGGTTTGGAAGGACTGGAAGATGATTTAGAAGGTGCTGGACAAGTTGGGTCAGTTACCGTAACAATAACGTAGGAGTATATTATGAATAAAGATAGAAAAGGCGTGAAGCCAACTTATAAACAACCTGAAACTGTTGCTACACCTAATACAGGTGGATATCCTGAGAAGGACGTAAAGACAGAAGGAGTGGTAACTCGTGGTAACGGGGCAGCTACAAAAGGAACTAAGGCTAGAGGGCCTATGGCATAATGACATATACGGAGTTAGTAGCAGCAATAAAGTCTTACACAGAGAATGACTATACTACTACTGATGTAAATACTTTTATTAAAAACGCTGAACAACGTATATTTAATGTCGTGCAGTTACCTGACTTACGTAGAAATGTAACAGGAACTATGACATCAGGTAATAAATTTTTTGCCTTACCTAGTGATTGGTTAGCTACTTTTAGTATTTCTGTTATTAATAGTGATAATGAACACTCGTTTCTTTTAAATAAAGATGTAAATTTTATTAGAGAGGCTTTTCCTGACACCGATTCAGGATTCTTTGGTAAACCTGAATATTATGCTATATTTGACGATGAGACAATGATTTTGGGACCAACGCCTGATGCTAATTATAGTGCTGAATTACACTATTATTTTTATCCTCAAAGTATTGTTACTGCTGGTAATTCTTGGTTGGGGGATAACTTCGATACTGTATTATTTTATGGTGCATTATTGGAGGCAGCTGCGTTTATGAAAGAAGACCCAGATACGATAACTATGTATATGGGCAGATACAATGAATCTTTACAATTACTTAAAAACTTAGGTGATGGTAAAAATAGAAGAGATGCTTATAGAAGTGGACAATTAAGGATACCCGTAGGAAGTGGATAATAAAGCAGAAATAATACAGGGCGTTGACTATGATGTACAAACTACATCGTATGGTGGTATGACACCAGAGCAAGTAGCAGAGTTAGCTCTTGCTAAAATAATTCACGTAGGCGAGAACGCTAATCCTTTATTAAAGGAACAAGCACTAGCTTACAAAGATAGCATTAGGCAAGTTCTAGTGTATTATATGAAACAGGCTATAAAGTCTAATCATACAACCGTAGCGAATAAACTGCGTGAAGCAGGGCATTCAGAATTAACTAAACTTTTGGAGGTATAAAATGGCAATTTCACAAGCAATGTGTACATCATTTAAAGTTGAGTTGTTGAATGGTATTCATGCTTTTAGCACAACAGTAGCTCGTGGTGACACATCTGCTGATAGTTTTAAATTAGCATTATACACTTCATCAGCTTCTTTAGGTGCTGGTACTACAGCGTATACATCATCAAACGAAGTTTCAGGAACAGGATACTCAGCAACAGGTTCAGCACTTACTGTAGTAGCTCCTACATCTTCTGGGACTACAGCGTTATTAGATTTTAATGATTTGACGTTTTCAACGGCTACAATTACAGCTCGTGGTGCGTTAATTTATAACGACACACAAAGTGACAAAGCAGTTGCAGTGTTAGATTTTGGTGGTGATAAAACATCTACAGCGGGAGACTTTACTATAGTATTTCCTACAGCTGATGCCTCTAACGCTATTATACGTATAGCTTAGTAGGAGTGTTAAATGGCACTTGTTGTAAACGACAGAGTCAAAGAGACTACTACCACAACAGGTACAGGGACAGTCACTTTAGCTGGTGCTGTATCTGGGTTTGAAACTTTTGCTGCTGGTATAGGAAACAGTAATACTACATATTATTGTATTCAACTAGGGTCAGAGTTTGAAGTAGGTTTAGGCACATTATCAAGTGACAGTTCAACTCTAGCTCGTACTACAGTTATATCAAGTTCTAACAGCGATAGTGCTGTTAATTTTTCTGCAGGGACAAAGAATGTTTTTTGCACTTTACCTGCCAGTAAGACACCCATACTAGATGCAAGTGGAGACGTAACACTCTCTGGAACTTTAGAAGCTAGAGAATTAGAGGCATCTAATGGTATAATTGCAAACAGTGAAACAGTTAGTGCTAATTATACTTTTCCTACAAACTATAACGCTATGAGTGTAGGCCCAATAACCATAGCAAGTGGAGTAACAGTAACCGTCCCTAGTGGACAAAGATGGGTGATATTATGACATGTAAAATTAATGCAGATACAAGTAGTGGACTACAATTAGAATCAGATACAAGTGGGTCTATAGACATACAATCAGGTGGTAACACTGATATATCTTTTTCTGCAAACGCTTTAAATATTAAATCTGGCACCACTTTAACCATTGATTCAGGTGCAACGATTACTAATAGTGGTACAGCAAATGGATTTTTAGGTAAAGTAAAACAAATAGTAAATGCTTCAGACAACACTTTATATTCTATTAGTGTGACTAATTCAACATCAGACCATGCTGGAAGTATTGCTTATAGTATTACTCCAACATCTACTGACCATAAAATAAAAATAGATTTTTTCATACCTCAAATAAGACATGCAAATAATACTGCTGGATTACGAATGAGATTATATAGACAAATTGGTGGCGGTGGGTATTCACATGTAACAGGTTTATCTGGTGTAGCTTCAAGTAATCGTCTTGCATCTCTGGCAGGTAACTATGATAGGGGTGGTGATGGAAATAGGTCAACAGTGGCTTTAGGTGGAACAGTAGTAGATAGTCCTAGCACAACTTCACAAGTAGATTATAAATTTTATTTTGGTTCTGGTGATGGTGCTACAACTATATTTGTTAATAGAACTGAAAATGATGCTGATTTTAATTATACCTCAAGAACACGAACACATGTTTGTTTAACGGAGATAGAATAATGACAGTTAACGTAGAACCAGGAAAGTGTATATTGTCAGCCATACTAGCCATAGATGCTAATGCAGTATGTACTGTAAAAAACGAAGATATTGATGACATTGAGTGGACAACTACTCCCATAGCTAAAGATGATATTTTAGCAAAAGTAACAGAATTAGAGACTGCTTATAATAATCTTGAGTATGCAAGGAAACGTAAAGCTGAATATCCTTCCATACCAGAACAGTTAGATAAAATTTATAATGATGGTATTGATGCTTGGAAAGCAGACATCAAAGCAATTAAAGACAAATATCCAAAGGGGTAGATTATGGCAATAACGATACATGGCACAAAAGGAGATAATACAGATTTACAAACTACAGAATCTAGTGTTGATTTAAATGGCACAGAGTTAATATTGGACGCAGATGGCGACACAAGTATAACTGCTGATACAGATGACCAAATTGATTTTAAAGTAGGTGGCTCTGACCTTTTTAAAATGTCAAGTACAGATGGCACTTTTAATTTTGGAAGCACAGGAAATTGTACTCTAAGTGCTAATGGTAGTAATCAAATTACTTTAAAATCTGCTACTGCATCTGGAGATAATTTTAAATTTGAAAGTTCTAATGCTCTGCAACTAGATATTTTTAGCACTTCAAATGCAGTAAACCATCCAAGACTTGTTGGTTCACTAGCTAATGCTCCTGTATTAATAGAAGCTGTTGGAAGTGATACTAACCTTGGTATAAGATTAGTACCAAAAGGTGTTGGGACTGTACATATTTCTGGACAGCTTACTAAAGATAGTGGTTCATTTAAAATCCCGCATCCATTAGAAAGTAAAAATAGCTCACATTATTTAGTTCATTCTTTTATTGAAGGGCCACAAGCTGATTTAATTTATCGAGGTAAAGTTGATTTAGCTGGTGGAACAGCTACTGTTAATATAGATACAGTATCAGGTATGACAGCAGGTACATTTGTTGCATTGAACACAGACGTACAATGTTTTACTAGTAATGAAAGTGGATGGACAGCAGTCAAAGGTTCTGTATCAGGTAACGTCTTAACGATTACAGCACAGGATAATAGTTGCACGGACACTATCTCATGGATGGTAGTGGGTGAAAGACAAGACCAACACATGAAAGAGACTGGTTGGACAGATGAAAATGGTAAAGTAATTTTAGAACCAGAAAGAGAACCAGAAGGCACTGTATTAACTACTCAAGGGTTAGGAGGATAAATGCCATTAGTAATCAAAGGCAGCAGTTCAGGACAAGTAACGGTTGATGTACCAGCAGCTGCAGGTACTAATACATTAACCTTTCCAGCTGCGACAGGTAATATCATAACCAATAAAACTGCTGGAACGATTATACAAGTTGTAAATTTCACCACTGGAGCTTCGGCTACAGGTACAACTCAAATGGTTGGGGATGATACTATTCCACAAAATGATGAAGGGGATGAGTACATGACTTTAGCTGTAACTCCAACTAATTCCTCTAATAAATTAATAATAAATGTTAGAGCAAATGTAATACATAGTGGTACTGCTGGTGCTCATTACGGAGCTTTGTTTCAAGATTCCACTGCAAATGCTCTTGCAACTGCTTGGGCAGCTAAAAATGCTGCTGCACATAACCCTACCATGTTAGTAATAGACCATTACATGACAGCTGGTACAACTAGCGAAACTACTTTTAAATTTAGGTCAGGTATTTCTGTTTCTGGCACTACAACATTCAACGGTGTTTTAGGAGCAAGGTTTTTTGGTGGCTCTTTTGCATCGTCCATTACAATAACGGAGGTAGCAACGTGATTACTAATATCTATTATGATATAGCTTCCGCTATTTTAGCAATAGACCCAGACGCTAAAGTTAAAGTAAACAATGAAGATATTGATGATATTGAATGGACTAGCTCTGAGATATCAAAGTCAGATATACAGGCAAAAATAGTTGAACTTAAAGCAGCACATGATGCGTTAGCATACGCTAGAAATAGAGAGCTAGAGTATCCATCTATTGGCGACCAACTAGATGCTTTGTATCATGCGGGAGTATTTCCTACAGATATGGCAAACAAGATAAAAGCAGTTAAAGACAAATATCCAAAGGAGTAATTAATGAAATGGTCTACTGTAATTATAGTATTAGGATTAGCATGGTTAATGCTGTATGTCACTGATAGTTTTGGAGCAGATACAACCATACGTTACAAAGACCAACCACCACCTTCAGCTATAGCACCATCGTTGTCTATCGGTAGTGGTAGTGATGTTTGTATAGTGGTGAGAACAGGAGCGATTGGTACGGGAATTTTCTCTGGCTCATTTGCAACTCATGTGATTGATAAAAACTGTGAAAGAATAAAATTAAGTAGAAGTCTTGCTCAACTTGGACTGAAGGTATCAGCTACAAGTATCTTGTGTCAAGACGATAGAGTTTTTACAGCTATGTTGGCTGCAGGAAGTCCTTGTCCTATAGATGGTTTAGTAGGAAAGGAGGCTAAAAATAAATATTTAGAACTAGGGATTATAGATGAGAACAATAATATTGTGGGCTCTCGTGATGCTCTTCGTGTCAACATTAGTAAGCCACGCAGACACGACTACGGACAACCTACTAAATAATAACAGTTTTACGACTGATACCAGTGGTTGGGAATTATCAGACAACAACCAAAACAAAGTCAAAAGAGACCCTGCGACTTACTCTGGTTCTGCATCTAAAAGTGTAAGGTTTAGATATCAAGGTGGTAGCATTAGTCAAGATGTAGATATTTCAGAAGTTGCAGAAAATCACATAGTCAAAGAGGTCAATATGACTTTTAATGGCATTGGCTGTGGTAACTCAGGAAATCAATGGTGTAATGCTGGTGCTCACGATACTGTGGTTAACGCTGTTACTTTATCATCAACTGAGGTTACAGAAGTTATAACTAATACTAAAGAACTACCGTATGAAGATGGTTGGTCTAGTTACTCGTTTACAGAAGAAGTAGACGAATCATTTAATACTAACGATTTAGAAGTTAATTTAACTATTACAGGTAATGATACAGGCAACAGCAGTAATTGGTATGGACCAATAATAGATAATATAAGTCTTACATTTACTATAGAAGAGTATGTGGCTCCTGTTGTGATTGAGCCAATAGTTGAACCTTTGGTAGTTGAGCCTATTGTGGTTATTGAGGAAACACTTATAGAAGGATTAAGTTTAGATACCGAGATTGTAAATGATGTTATTTTACAACCTATATCTATAGATATTCCTGAGCTACCCGAGTTGCCCGATTTACCTGAAGTTACTGAAATACCCTCCGAAATCCCTGAGGTATCTATGAATATTGAAATGCCAGAGATTTCTGTAGATATTCCTGAGATACCTGTAGAGGTTCCTGAGATTGAGGTGGTTGAAGAGATTCAAGAGATTGAGGTTGTAAGTGAACCTGTGGTTGAGGAAATCGCTGAGGTTGAGTTAGAGACTCCTGAAGAGTTAAAAGATTCTAATATGGAAGATGATATTAAGGAGGGTTCCACAAATGATGAACCAGAAGAAATGGCAGAACAAGAGGCAGAAACAGAGACTGAGACAAATGAAAACAGCGAGTTATCAGACTCCAGTGAAGCCGAAGTCAAAAGTGACGAAAGTAAAGTCGTCAAAAAAAGTAAATCTAAAGACAGCAAAACTAAAAAGAAAGATGGTGTTAAAAAGGAAACAGCCAAAAATACCCCTAGTAAAACAACTAAAACTAACAAGCCAAAAGCTGTGGCTAAGGTTAAAAAACCTGCTACAAACGCTGATAACTTAGGACAAATAGATATAACGACTATGGTGTATTTGCAAGTAATACCTCAAACAATTACAATACAAGAAACAATCTCATTGACACAGGAGAACATATATGAGCAAGACGTTGGTACTCTCGCCAGCAGTGCTACTTACGATAGTCTTATCGGTAGTGCCAGCCGCAGGTGGGTTCGTATGGTGGATGTCAGACCTAAGCACACGTTTAGTAGCTATGGAAGGTAAAATAGCTAGTAGTGATACTGGGTCTTTGAATGATAGATTAACTCAAGCAGAAGAACGAGTACAGTTCAACAGTGATAACATTGATGATGTTTGGGAAAGTTTTGAGAAACTTGATGCAGAAATGAATAATATGGAAGATGAATTATCTGCTTGGATGGAGCGTGAGTTAGCTAAATTATACGATATTATTAATGATAACCCATTAGGAAACTAATATGGCATTTGGTATTACCGCCTTTGCTGAAGATTCTTTTGCTGCCCTAGGTAGTACAAGTGCTGATGTATCGGTTACAGGTGTAGTTGGAACAACGGCTTTAGGGTCAGAGACAGCCGCAGCTGGTGCTGATGTATCAGTCACAGGAGTAGCTGCCACAAGTGCCCTAGGTTCAGTTACTACAGTTGCAAAAGCTAATGTAGCTGTTACAGGGGTAGTTGGTACAAGTGCTGTAGGGTCAGAGGCAGTAACAGCTGATGCAAATTTTGCAGTCACAGGTGTAGCTGGCACAACGGCTCTAGGGTCAGAGGCAGTCACAGCTGATGCAGACGTAGCAGTTACAGGAGTGGCTGGTACAAGTGCTTTAGGCTCAGTAACCACAGTTGCGAAAGCAAACGTAGCAGTCACAGGTGTAGCTGGTACAAGTGCTCTGGGTTCAGAATCAGTAACAGCAGATGCGAATGTAGCAGTCACAGGTGTAGCTGGAACAACGGCTTTAGGGTCAGAGTCAGTTACAGCTGATGCGAATGTAGCAGTCACAGGTGTAGCTGGTACAAGTGCGTTAGGCACAGTCACTCTCATAACAGTAAATAATGTATTCGTTACAGGAGTAGCTGCCACAGGAGCTGTAGGTTCAGTTACCACAGTTGCTAAAGCTAATGTATCTGTTACAGGTGTTAGTGGCACTTGTGAAACAAATGTATTTACACTGGTGTGGGGCGATATAGATACTTCACAGACAGCAGGATATTCAGATGTAACCACATCTCAAACACCAAATTATACGGACATAGATACTTCCCAAACAGCAGATTATGAGGATATAGCAGCATGATAGTAGAGGCAAAAAAATTAGATGATGGTACAATACAATGTAAATATGAAGTAAACTTAGAGTGTTCAAATTGCGGACTAACTGTAGACGCAGAAGAATACGAATCAGGAACTTGCTCAGATTGTGGTGCCACGTGGAATCAGAAGAAACACACTAAGATTCACGTAACAAGTGTTCCATTAGCAGGTAAATCAAGCTAATAGGAGGAGAAAATGGCTAGTACATATTCAGATTTAAAAATAGAACTAATTGGTACTGGAGAACAATCAGGTAGTTGGGGTACAACTACTAATACTAATTTAGGCACAGCATTAGAAGAAGCGATTGCGGAGTCAGTCGATGTAACATTTTCAAGTGGTACAATTACTCTTACCTTAACAAACTCAAACGGAACACAGTCGGCCCGTCATTTAAGGCTTAACTTGACAGGCACGTCAGGTGGAGCACAAAACTTAGTAGTACCAGCAATAGAAAAACCATACTTAGTTAATAATGGTTGTGCTGATGCAATCACTGTAAAAACTTCTGGAGGTTCAGGTATTGCTGTTCCTGCAGGTAAAACTATGTGGGTTTACGTTGATGGTACTAACGTAGTAGATGCAGTTACTGCTTTATCATCTTTAAAAGCAGATGGTGGAGTAACAGTAGATAATATGACCATTGATGGCACAGAGATTGATTTAAGCTCAGGTGATTTAACACTAGATGTAGCAGGAGATATTGTTTTAGACGCTGATGGTGATGAAGTTATTTTCAAAGATGGTAGTACGAATGTTGGTCATGTAAGCATGGATAGCGATAACCTAACCATAAAATCTTTGGTTAGCGACAAGGATGTCATCTTTCAAGGAAATGATGGTGGTAGTGGCATAACAGCACTAACACTAGATATGTCAGCAGCAGGGGAAGCTACATTTAATGCAGGTCTTACAGCTCCTGGCACTATAACTTCATCGGGGACATTGGCTGTCACTGGGAATCTAACTTTAGATGGTGCTTCAGGCACATCTGGGCAAGTATTGACATCTGCTGGTAGTGGGTCAACTCCTACGTGGAGTAACGCTTTACCATCTGGTGTAATTTTATTATGGTCAGGTGCCACTGATGCTATTCCTACTGGATTTGTAATATGTGATGGAAACAACTCAACACCTGATTTAAGAGATAGATTTGTAGTTGGTGCAGGTTCAACTTATTCTGTAAATGATACAGGTGGTTCAGCTGCAATAACTCCAGCAGGTACAAACGCTGGAACAGCTTTATCAACAGCTCAATTACCATCTCATACTCATTCTACAGATATTCAACAAGCTCAGTTTGGCACAGGAAGCGAAGTTAGAGTGGCACAAGGTGGTGGTGCTAATATATCTTTACAAACTTATGTATCAGCTTCAACAGGTAGTGGAGATACTCACACTCACACTTTTAGTGGTAATTCACAAAGTAACTTACCACCGTACTTTGCATTAGCATATATAATGAAAACTTAAAGGAGTTGATATGAAATATATTTTAACATTTATAACAATAACTTTTTCAAACACAGCATGGGCACACCACGAATCATTTATGTATGATACTAATTATCTTGTCCTTGCTTTGGTAATGTTGTTTTTTACTTTACTCAATAGGAGTACAACATGATTGGACTAATAGTAAATGGTTTAAGTAAAGCGGTTGGAGGATACTTTGAGCACTCTGCTAAAAAATCTAAAGCTAAATCTGATTTGAAGATTGCAGAAATAGAAGCAAAAACTGCTGTAAAAAGAAAAGTTGCAGAAGGTAAAGTTGAGTGGGAAACCGCTATGGCAAAGGCTTCTGACGATTCCTGGAAAGATGAGGCTTGGACTCTCACGTTTATAGCCATAATAATTTTTAGCTTCATACCATACTTTCAACCATTTGTTGCTAGAGGTATTGAGTTCTTAGCTACATTTCCAGAATGGTTACAATGGAGCATAATGGCAAGTATTGGAGCGTCCTTTGGACTTAAATCTATTGGTAAATTTACAAAGTAATGTTTAAGCTATCTAAAAAATCAATAGCTAAACTAGATGAGGTGCATCCAGACTTACAAAAGTTAGTTAAAAGTGCTATAGGTTTATCAACTATGGACTTTGGTATTAGTGAAGGGTTACGTAGTAGAGAAAGACAAAAAGAATTGTTTGATGATGGTAAAAGTCAAACTATGAACTCAAGACATCTTACAGGCCATGCGGTAGATGTGTATGCTTGGAAAGATGGTTCAGTATCTTGGGAGTTTGAGGATTATGAAACAATTAATATTGCTTTTAGTCAAGCATCAAAACTTACAAACATAGATTATGTGTGGGGTGGTTCGTGGAAGTCTTTTAAAGATGGACCACATTTTGAACTGAGAAGAGAAGGTTAAAGTGCTAAAGAAACTCGTATTTCAACCAGGTATTAATAGAGATAGAAGTAGCTACTCTTCTGACGGTGGCTGGTATAACTGCGACAAAATAAGATTTAGACAAGGTTATCCTGAGAAGATAGGTGGTTGGAAGCCAATCAACATCACTAGATATGTTGGCACGGCCAGTAGCATGATACAGTATGGAACTTCAGACGGGAACCAAATAATTAGTGTGGCTACTAATGAAAAAAATTATATCATTAAAGGTACCGCTCTCACTGATGTGACTCCTCTGAGGGATACTTACACCACGTCTACTACTCCGTCAACAGACAACTGTTTTGCAACCACAAATGAGTCAACTACGGTTGTGGTGACAATCACAGGTCATGGTGCTTCAGAGGGTGATTATGTAACTTTTAGTGGCTCTGCTGCTGTTGGTGGTGTATCTGCTGCTAACTTAAATACAGAGTTTAAAATAGCTAATGTTACAAGTAACACTTTTGAAATTACAGTTGCAGCTGCAGCCACATCTACAGTTTCTTCAGGTGGTGGCACAGGTATATCAGCAGCTTTTCAATTCCCTGTAGGTAATGCTAATGTTGAATTTGGTTACGGTTGGAGTGCAGGAGCGTGGAATAGAAACACTTGGGGTTCTGCTAGTGATACCCCTGTAGATTTACCACCAAGAATAACATTCCAAGACCAATTCAATAATGATGTAATTTATAATATTGAAGATAATGACATATTTTTCTTCGATTATGATGCTTCAATATCAAACCGAGTTGTTAAATTAAATACATTAGTTGGCTCAAGAGCAGTACCAGAGCAAGTTGGTAAAGTTATGTTTGCTTCTAGTGGACATTTGCTTTGTTTGCGTGGTACTTCTTATGCACGTGCTTTTACTGCAGGAGCTTCTATATCTAGTATTACTAGGTCTGGCACTACAGCTACAGTAACTACAGGTTCAGGACACGGCCTAGCAATTAGAGATTGGGTAGAATTCAGTGGTCAAGCACCACAAGCATATCAAGGAGAGTTTCAAGTATTGACTGTGCCATCGGGCACTACTTTTACATTTACTTTACCATACGACCCAGGTGGAAGTGCAAGTCCAGTAGGCACTTATCAAAAGATAGATTATTCAGGAACTTTTGACCCAATGCTTATAAGATGGGCTAATGTAGATGCTGACATAGGACCCCAACCTGAAGAGTGGAAACCTGAAATTACTAATACTGCAGGCTTTATACGAGTTAAACAAGGTTCACAAATTATTACTGGATTTAGAACTAGACAAGAAGTGCTTATTTTTACTGATATTGCATTATCAACATTACAGTTTTTAGGCACAACAGAAGTATTTGCTATTCAAGAGATTAGTGACAGTATAAATATCATAGCTCCTAAAGTAGTGGCGGAGGCAAACAATGTTGTCTACTGGATGGGAGTAGATAAATTCTTCGCTTATGATGGTAGAGTTAATACTCTGCCATGCACTGTAAAGCAGTATGTATTTGAAGATATGAATAAAGATAGTGGGTTTTTAAATTTTGCTGGTATCAACAGTGAGTTTAACGAAGTCATTTGGTTCTACTGTTCAGGTGGCTCTAATAGTATAGATAGATATGTCATTTACAACTATGAAGAAAAAATTTGGTATTTTGGTAATTTAACTAGAACAGCATGGGCGAATACTGGAACTATCAAGTTTCCATTAGCTACTTTTGATGGTTATGTATATAGACATGAAGATGGTAAAGACAATGTCGTTGCACCTGGTGATAGTCCAACTGCTATATCAGCGTTTATTGAGTCAGGGGATATGGGTATTGATGATGGTGAACAATTTATATTAACTAAAAGAGTTATACCTGATGTGAACTTTACTAACTCTGATACCTCAACCGCACAAGGAGTTGCTTTGACACCAGAAGTGCAAGTGACAGTGGGAGTTAGAAACTTTCCTGGTGCTGCTACTAGCACAACTGATGTTGTTAGTAATACTTTATCTAGAGATGTTATTACTACTGCTACTGTTGACGAATATACTAATCAAGTATTTGTAAGAGCACGAGGTAGACAGATGAACTTTAAAATAGCTAGTGAAGATATTGGAGTGCAGTGGCAACTCGGTACAACTAGAGTAGACTTTAAACCAGACGGCAGGAGAGGATAATGTCAGATATACCATCAACTAAAGGACCTAACTTAGCTAACCCACCAACAGAGTATGATGCAGGACAAGAACTACAGCTAGTAAATCAGTTGCGTTTATACTTTAACCAAGTGGACGGAAATAACAATGAGGTCAAAGCTAGAATAGATGCATTAGCTACATTGAATTGGCTAGGAGATAATTAGTGGCATTTCAAAAGATTACACCAGCAAGACTGGCACAGGCGGAAAGCACTACAGCTTTTTTGGCTATTTACACTTGCCCAACTAACACTCGTACTTATGTAAAAGATATAACAGTATGTAACACTACAAGTGGAGCAGTGACTTTGTTTGTAAGTTTAGTGCCTGACCAAGGCACAGCAGGAACAGCAAACGCATTATTTAGTGGAGAGAGTATAGCTGCAAACACTACTTTTCAATGGAAGGGCACACAGATTTTAAATGCAGCAGAAACTATACAGTTTAAAGGTGGTGCAACAGGTTTAACAATTCACGTATCAGGAGCTGAAGCCGTTGATTAAGGGCATAAAAAGGTTATAATGACGCTATGAGTCTAAGAAATTTATTTTCAAGTTTAGCACCAATAGCTGTAGGAGCTATGTTCCCAGTAGGATTACCTGCTTTAGCAGCGGGTGCTGCAACGGGTGCTGCTATTGCAGGAGCGAGAGGTGATGATGTAGCAATGGGTGCTTTCACAGGCGGACTTGGAGGATATGGTGGCGGACAGTTAGGTGCAGGATTTAGAGATGTGGCTGCAAAACAAGCAGTTAGTGGATTACAGGCCCCCGCAAGTAATTTTGATATTGGAGCAACCATGGGAGGATTTAACCCGCCTACAACTGTAGGTCCTTTAGGTGCTACTCAAGGTGCTGTGGGAACTACTACAGGCTCTTCATTTGCACAAGGTAGTAGAGGTCTTGGTGGTTTAACAGAGGGTATTAAAGGAAGTATAGACAAACCTACAGAGTTTTTAAAAAGTATGGGAGGCGGTGACCCTTTAAAAGGTGGTATTAAAACAGCAGCTTTAGTAGGTCCTGGATTAGCAGGAGCGATGGTGCCAGATATGAACGCAACCACAGCTGAAATGAATCAATATGGATATGACCCTAAAAGACGATTAAATTTAAATATGGATACAGGCTTGAGATTAAATACGGGTGGTGATGTACCAACTCCTGAAGAAATAGAAGAATTTAGAAAACTCGAAGAAATCAGACAATTTATACGTGAGAATGATATAAGTGAAAGAGATGATTTTAGAAATCTTATAATGCAGGAAAGAGACGAAATGTCTGACCGCCCAATGTTTAGTTATCAAAAAGGTGGATATTTAGAGACAGGTATGGGTGATGGTGTATCTGATGAAATACCAGCTAGTATTGATGGTGAGCAACCTGTGTTATTATCAGAAAATGAATTTGTAATTCCTGCAGATGTAGTTAGTGGGATAGGTAATGGCTCTTCAGATGCAGGTGCAGAAAAGCTTTTTGACATGATGGATAGAGTTAGAAAAGCTAGAACAGGCACTAAAGAGATGGGCAAAGAGATAACAGCAGAGAGGTTAATGCCAGCTTGAAGAAAGCAACGATTGTTCCAAAAGAACATATCGCAGATGTTTGGCCAGATATTGAGCAGTATGTAAAGAACTGTGCCAAATACACATACGGTAGATTTACCGCAGAAGATATACTGAGAGATGTGTTATCAAAAGACCAGCAGTTATGGGTTTCATTTGACGTAGAAACTAAGGTAATTGTAGGATTTTTGATAACAGAAGTAGTACAGTATCCTCAAGCAAAAATGTTAGTAATGCATTTTACAGGAGGAGAAGATTTTAAAAGCTGGGTGCCTGATGGCTTACCAAAAATACAAAAGTTTGCAAGAGATAACGAATGTATTAGGATAGAGTCACATGGTAGACCAGGTTGGGAAAAGATGTGGAAAGAATACGGCTATAAAAAACGATTTGTATTCTATGAATTACCAGTGGAGTAGCGGATGTTGTTAAAGTTAGTACCAAATAAATTAAAAGTATGGTTGATTAAGCAACTATACACAGACCTTGCATCTAAAGGTCGCATGGGTGATACCCGTTTAGCTCACGTTAATGACTATGAAGCTAAACTACTTAAATCAATAGGTGGCTCAGGCACTATTAATCCTACCACTGGATTGTTTGAGTATGGTGGTGGTAGTGGTGGAGGAACCACTAGGTCAGTCACAACTAACTTACCTGAATATGCTAGACCTTTCTATGAAGAGTTACTTAAACAGACAGGTAAACAAACTTATACCACAGATGCACAGGGTAATGTCACAGGAGTGCAAGAATTTACTCCATACACAGGAGAAAGAGTTGTAGGTTTTACACCACAACAACAAGCAGTGCAACAAGGTGTTATGAGTCTACAAACTCCTAGCCAATTTGGTGCTGCTACCTCCACATTAGGTGATGTATCTACATTAGGCACAGCTACTGCTGCTCGAGGTTTAACAGGAGCATTAGATTTTACTCCTGGAAGCACAGAAACTTTGAAAATGGAAACTCCCACTAACGTGCCATCATTTACTTATGGTGGTCCTGAAACAAATCCGTTTACTTCTGCAGTAACTGAGCAAGCTATAGCAGAAGCTAGAAGGCAGGCGGAGGCAGATAAATCTAGTGCCGCCATGCAATCAATAGGAAGAGGCACATTTGGTAGTGGTCGTGAAGCTTTACTGACCGCAGAGGGTGATGCTAGAACTAGAGCTTTAATAGCAGATTTAAGAGCAAAAGGAAACCAAGCAGCATTTGAAAATGCTCAACAGCAGTTTGAAAGAGATAGAGCTGCTAATATACAAGTAGCAGGGCAGAACTTAGCTGCTGAAAGAGAAAGAAGAAAGTTGGAGCAACAAGGTGGTCAATTTGGTGCCAAGTTATCAGCTGATTTAGGTCTTGGTGGATTGGGCACTACATTACAAACAGCTCAAGCTCAAGGACAACTAGGCAGAAATGAGCAAATGGCTAATCTAGAAAGATTAAGAGCTCAAGCTGCTACTGCTGGTCAACAACAAGCTTTAGACCAAGAGTTAGCTAATTTAAGATTCCAAGAGTTCATGGAACAACAAGATTTCCAAAGAAGATTACTAGAGTTTCAATCAAATATACTTCGTGGTCAATCAGGTGCATTGGGTGCAACACAAGTGCAGTACGCTCCAAGACCTAGTCTGGCTACTCAAATTGGTGGACTTGGTATCGCAGGACTTGGATTATCTAGAATGATATAGAAAAATATTATGAATATAATACAGTTACAAGATAGACTTAAAGGATTACCAACAGAAGCATTAGTTAATTATGTAGAGTCACCCATGGGTGAAGTCCCTATCTATCTTGCGTTAAGTGAGCTACAAAGACGTAAAGAAATGCGTGAAAGATTTATGGCGGACCAAATGCCTCCACCATCGGTTGCAGAACAAATTGTAGATGAAGCTAAACCAAAACCTGTGGGTATTGCAGAAATGGCTCCACAACGTATGATGCCTGGAGCTCAAGGCGTAGGTGCTCCACAACCAGCACCACAAATAGACCCAAGACAAATGGCAGCTAGTGGTATAGCGGCTAACTCTGTGTCTAATGTAGGTGGCCCAGCTATGATGGCTAAAGGTGGAATTGTTGGTGAAGTTACAAATAAAATGGGTAAAAGCAATCCTGTATTTGAAGACGGTTCAATAGGAGCTGCAGTTGGATTTGCTATTCCTCCTGTTACAAGTGCCGTACTTGGTCTTGGTAGTTTACTAGGTCGTGGAATAGTGGGTGCAGGAAGAGGTATTGGTAATTTAGTAAGTCCTTTGTTTAGACCAGCAGGAACTAAAATAGCTCCAAGTGCTACCACAGGTACAACACTACCAGCAGTTATAACACCAGGTGCATTAGCACCAACAGTGCCAACAGCAGCAGGATATCTTAGACAGCCAGGTGCTTTGATTGACCTTGGTGCTTTAGGAGCTTTAAGTTACGGTGTTAGTCAACTTGGTGGCGACCCCGAGCCAGAGGACAACAAAGAAGAAACAGAAAAACCTAAAGGAGAACCTGGAGGAGGACCCACTCAAAAAGAAATGACTCTAGAAGATTATGTTGAACAATTTAATAAAGCTATGGGTGAAAACGAGGGTCTTACCCGAGCTAAAACAAGACTAGAAAAATTAGAAAAAAAGGCTGAAGATAGAAGAAAGAACGACATTAATAGGGCGATAGTAGGATTCGGTCTTGGTGCTGCTGCAGGACAATCTCCTGATGCCTTAACTAATATTGCAGCAGGTGGTACTGCAGCACTGAAAGATTTTGAACAAAGTGTCAAAGAAGCAGACAAAGCAGAGAAAGAAATATTTGCACTTAATTTAGCTATCGATGACGCAGCACGTGCAGAACGTAGAGCCGCTGTTAATTTTGGTATGAAGAGTATAGAAGCAAAAAGAGCCTCTGAACGAAAATTAGGTTTAATCCAATATAAAGCACAATTAGAAGCTCAGATAAAAGCAAGTGTAATTACCCCTGATGTTAGAAGAAAAATTCGTGAAGATTTAATTGCTGAAGGAGTACGTGACAACATAATAGCACAA